ATGCGGGCTTGTTGATCTTCCTTCACCCGATAGAGTGAAACAATAGCCAGAGGGGTATAGTACACCAGATACTCCTTTGTCAACTCTCCTTTGGGCTCTCCATGAAGAGCATTCAGGAGCCTGGATGTAACCTCAAGATCATCTACCTTAACATTCTCTTCAATGCGATCGTTAATGTTATCTTGATCAGTAATCTTAATGGTCATCTCTTTGGTGTTGGCGCGGAGTCGTATAAAATCGACCATGTGGTGTCTCCAGAAGACGTCCTTAGAGGTACCCTGCTCCTCAAGACTTCCGGGGAAGACCATTTGGATGGTAGCATCAGCGTCAGCCATGGTGACATTATGAAGAACATGTTTGTGTTCAATTTCTCTCTTATAAGTCATTAATCCCAACTTTCTTCATGCTCTTTTAAGGTATCAGCAGCCTCTCGAACTAACTCTCTTCCAAGCAGTTGACCCCCATGCTCTTCGGTAAAATAGTATAGTTCCCAAAGTTCTCCAATACGTCCCCAAGTACACCCAAACTCTAGTCTTAATATTTTAATGAATTTAGCTTCAGATAAATTCATTATTTATACCTTTCAAGAATCTCATACCCTTCCACAAGCTTGTCCAGATAAGCCTTAGCCTTGCGAAGATCCTCTAACCCATTCTTATGCTTGTACCTACATACATATTTAACCACATTACCTTCCATGTAGTCAAGTCCCTGATCCTTAATGAAGTCCCAAACCTCAATGCTTCCTTTTGTGTAATGCCTCGGTCTGTTGACCACGTCGTACCTCTCTTCTTGTTGCATTCTCAAACTCGGACTTTGATTGGTGGCAACCGATGCATAGTACTTGGTATCCTTCCCGTCCACAGTAGAGCCTGGAGGCAAGCTCTCCAAGAGTTCGCTTTCCCAGCAAGGGATCGACAACGGGGAGTACGTGGTCGAGCTGGGTGTCTCGATTGCGGAAGATGCCTTCGCACAGGGCACATTTGTACAATCCGTAAGACACTCGTGCTTCTTGTCTACAAAGGTTTCGCTCCCGCCACTTGTAACTGGCGCGCCGCAATGCAAGCACGCAAAACGCCCATTGCTCTTTGGATAGATATGGATCCGAGCTGCGCTCGTCTCCATTTTTGGGTCCTTGCTCACCTTTTGCCTCCTTGATTACTTGCTTCACTATAGATTGAGCTGATAATTTTGTCAAGCTCTTCTTCTGTCTTTCTTTCTTCATAAAGCTTATTCACTTCTCCTAACCACCATCTAGCCTTTTCAGCATCCACTGCAGCATCGTCTCTAAGAGCATAAGTAAGACGAACCAGGTGAGCATGGCGTTCACCGAGAGTGGCCGGGATTGTATTAGATTGAACCCTAATACAATCAAACACACTCCTATCACCTGACTTAGTGTAGCTAGAAAGGCGGATCTTAGGTTTCTCATGTGGAGGTAAGATTAATGTCTTCCCCGCTTGCTTTTCAACGAGCTCTTTCTTCCTTCCAGTACGTTCGTGAGTGCTCCCAGGAAGCCTAAAAAGATGTAAGCTAGTATATATGCTTGTGTCAAGAGCGAGCCCCAGAGCACTAGACCAAGTCCGATCCCTTGTTGGAAGTAGATGACTAGGATAGCTGCTGCGTAGAATGCCGAAGTGAGCCCCTTTACCACCAGAATCATATGCCTCATAATCTAGACCTCTTTGTTTAAGTGTTAATTCCAATCGCCCGGCTTCTTCGTACGAATCAACGTCAATCCAGAGCCTTTCTTCCCAGACCGTGCCACGAAAGCCTGAGATTGTTCCAGCTGCAGCAATCGCTTTCGCGTCTGCTTCTGTGACTGCATATAAGCTCCGATAGCCTTGCCCAGGTAGATCGTCCCGATGGTAAAAAGTAGGCTTGCTGCCATAATTGTTGGCAGGAGAATAAACGTAATAGCAATATATGTTGCTTCGTTCATCGTCCACTGCCGTTCCCTTTCTCGTAATTGACCATAGCTTGCACCAGGTAGAAAGCCTTAACGCTGAGGCCAATCGGGATTGGATACCCTGTGCGGACATTGATACCGCAGATGTTACCTTCTTCGTCCAGGAGCGGGCCCCCGCTGTCCCCAGGAAGCACCACAATAGCACTTTTCATATACCCTTCATACTCCCCTTCATAGGCTCCAACCGTCATATGGAGAGTATTAAGTCCACGGTCGCCTCCGCCATACCCTACCGCCCTAACAACACCATCCACAGCCGGAGATAGCATGGCCACTGGGCTAGGAGCAATCCCATGAGTACTACCGCGCAAAAGAGCATAGTCTTTTTCATCTGCATTTCCTTTAGCAATAAGAGTAAACACTTCCTTGCTACCATCAAAGAAGGTAACGGTTTGTTTGTCTCCTAAAACATTCTTCTCAGCAGGCTCCATACAGTGATTGGCGGTGCCAACGTAGCCATCGGCTAGGATAAAACCTGTGCATTCATCATTGATGATGACTACTCGAGGAGAAGCCACACTGACCTCAGGACGCCGTGGACAAGCTGGAGATTGGCTAATTTGGTACTCAGTACGATCATGGAGCAACTGCCCCAGGATCAGCACTGTCGTAAATATAAGACTAATGGCAATCAATCGTTTCAATCAGTTCCTTTCAGACCTGCAAGGGTCGTAAATCTTTTAGTTTCTGCTTTCAATGTAACACTAAGACCTATCTTTTCTTGTACGTTCGCAAGTGCTTCCTGGTAGACTTGCTCAAGCGCACCGGCTTGGTCAATGGGGCAGCAGTTGCTTGTACTATCATGACAGTCAAGAAGTACTGGCCTAATATGAATACCACGCTGTTTGCTAAGCCGATATATTTCCAGCACCCAAAGCATAAGCACATCATGGGCACTAGATTGAATAAAGCGATTTGATAGATCTTTATATTCCGGGTTTGGTACACGTATAATTCTCCCTATGGCGTTCCTGAGGAAGCCTTGTGACCGATTGAGTTCACGTAATCGGTAGTTCATCATGCCTACTGCTCGGAACTTCCGCCAATAAGCCTTAACATAGTCATCTGCTTGTTCCAATGTCGTTGATATACCTTGCTTTGTAAGATTCTTAGCAACCGTACGCTTCGTTCCTGTATACTGTACAGCAAGCTGAATAACCTTGGCGATCTTTCGTTGCTTATCAAAAGCTTTTTTGATATCACTGGATATAGGTTGTAATGGGTTGTAACCCTTCTGCAACCCGCTATCTGCTGGGAAAAGCTCCAAGGCCAGATCCAAGTATATATCTCCAAGTCCATCTCGAAACACTTTGAGCAGACCCGCATCGTCCGAAAAGTGCGCTGTGATGGTGGGCTCAATTGCACTAAGGTCGGCATGCACCCCTACCATCCCCTCATCAACTTTAAAGTGACGAAGTAGATACTTCTCATCAAAAGGAGCATTAAGTAAATAGGGCTTAAAGCCAGAAAGGCGGTATGATACAGTACCGCAAACATTAAAGCCTGGATGGAGCCTGCCATTATTAGATGATGATTGGAGCCAAGCATTACTAAAATTCGTTGTGAGAGTGTTAGATTTCTCATAAGTTAAATAAGCTTCAAGTTCTTTCGGGTTGAGACCAGAGGCTTTGACAGCGTCAGCCGAGGCGCTGGGCAAGCCGGCTTCAGTTGTTTCAGTAACTGCAAGTCTGAGCTTGTCAAAGAACAACTCCCTCTTATCAGCATCGCTATTGAGATTGAAGTGTTTCCATTTCTCGGGGTGTTCCAAGTAATATATTTTGTTATATTCTCGCTTATAGCTAGCCGCCTTGCGATCCGCCCAATCTTCTTCGAGTTCACTTATCGGTCCCTTCATCAGTTTACGGAAGCGGCGTTCTGCTGCTTCCTTTTTAGATAGTAATCTATCGTGGGCCTTTTGTAAACCCCCACGATCAACTTTTATACCCAACTTTGTATTCAGAGCAAGAAGCTCTGAGTATTGCATACTTATTTTGAGCTGATCCCAATAAGCATGAGCATCGAACCAGGGAGAGAGCTTCCTATATAGCTCTGCAGTAGCAAAGGCATCAAGGCAAGCATACTCGGCAAGCGTCTCTTGGCTTGCC